TTGAGAAATACTTATGGATTGACCGCCAGTTGTAGCGTTTTCAATAATCCAAGTTTTAGATACAGTGTTAGGTGCTAGAGTTAAAGTTCTAGTTGCGGTTAAAGTAGCTGATGAAGTTACTTTTAAATAAAGACTTCTAATTTCATCAGCAACACCGTCTGCCATAGTTTCGGTTGCGTCTGCATCTGTTGCAAAACAGTCTTTGGTTGCGTAACTAAAGGCATCCGCAATCAGTTCTAAGTTGGTGTTGGTACTTGTTCCCCAAGTCCCTGACTCATCACCTGTAGCGATTTCCTTGAGTCTTAAATCATTTACATAAGTTGCCATATATTGCCTCTGTTTGTTATTCTACGCTACTTCTTCCCAAGTTGGTATTTGAGTGTCATCTATTTCTGAAAAAGAAGATGATTGCGTATCAGTTATAGTAGTATAGTTTGGAGTTTGACTTTCATCAATACGTGACCATATTAAAAGTTTGCCTACCTGGCCTGTTGCGCTAACTCCAGTTAGCGTAAAGTTTGCTTCAGCATCTACTGTTGGTATGCCTACCTGGCCTGTAGCTGATTGACCCGTTACATTTATTTTTATAGAAAGTAAAACTGTTATAGAGCCTAAAGCGCTTGTAGTCTCTAATCCTGGTACTGATATGTTGTTGTTGGTAACAAGGCTTATGGTTCCCAAAGAGCTTGTTAATCCAAAACCAGTAAGAGGTATGTTCGCCTCCGCATCAGTTGTAACTGTTCCTAACGCACTTGTAGCTTCTTGTCCTGTAGGTGCTACGTTAGCCGCAGCTCTTGCGCTTGCGGCGTTTAAACCTGCGGTAGCTTCAAAACCAGTAAGCGTTATATTGGCTTTACCAATAGTTGCTACAGTTCCAAGTGCTGAAGTTAAGCCAAACCCATTTACCGGGACGTTAGCTTCAGCATCTACTATTGGGGTTCCAAGAGCAGAGGTGCTTTCTTGTCCTGTAGGGGTAACATTCGCTTCAGCTTGAATTTGTACTGAAACGGTACCAACGGATGAAACTAAACTTGGTAAAGTTGCTACTGCTTGGGCATTAACACCTACGCCACTAACTTCACCTGTAGCTGATAGGCCTGTAACTGAAATGTTGTTATTGGTAACAAGAGTGATGTTACCTAGCTGAGATGTTCCAGCTAATCCATTAACTGAAATATTAGCTTCACCTGTAACTGAGGTGAGCGTTCCAAGTGCGGATGTTGCTTGAAAACCTGTAAGGGTTATGCTGACTGAGGTTCCGCCCCATACGTCAGTTCCCCAGCCTTCTCTACCCCAACCTGTAGCCATTTTAGGCTACCGTTACGCTATTCTGATAATAGCAGTAGAAGAAGCAGCAGCAGGAAAGACTATGGTAAAGTCTCCAGCAGTTGAAGTTTTATCACCACCAAAATCAATTGTAGCAACTGATTTGTTTGAATCGCTTGAGTTATAAATCATACAACCTCTAGCAGTAATAGTAGCTGTACCAAAGGTTAAATCATTAAAGTCACAAAACGCAGTAGTACCAGAACTTGTTGGAGTTACGTTTGTTAAATCAGCTCCACCAGATGTATAGTTAGTACCAGATGCTTGACCTGTAGTAGTAAAAGAAGTTGTTGTAGCTCCTAAAGTAGCTGATGAAGTATACAAAGCAAGCTTATAAGTATCGCCAGCAGTACCTGCTGTAAAGTTGTGATTGCCTTTTAAAAGCTCAGTTTTAAAGCTTGTTGTAAGTGTTGATGTAATTGCCATAATTATAGTTTCCTAATTAAATCAGAAGCTTGAGTTAAACCTTCTTTATCTAATTTATTATTAATTGTAATCCTATCAGATTTTATAGCATTTTGCATATATTGTTCAATAACTTTTGTAATGTTATCTTTGTACTCTTGAACTTGTTCTTGAACTTTTTCTGGAGCTTCTTCACTTACTTGTATAATTTTTTCTACGCAAAGCTTTGCCCAAAAATCAACTGGATGCCCTCCTTCTTCTGTTGTATGAACTTCAATAATTCCCAGCTCGGGTCCAGCTTTATAACTCATTACCATTTGTTAGGTTCTCCTACTTTATTTTTTTTAAGATGAGTATCATTTCTATCAATCAAAACAGGTTCTTGTTCTTGTTTAAATTGTTGTAGTTGACTTCTTTTTTTAGCAATCAAGACTCCCTTCTCATCTGTAATAACAACCAAAGGATCATCTAAACGATGGTAGCCATAAAGTTTTTCGTCAGCTGGAACAGCTGTATCAAGAAGATAACTAGTAGCAGCAACCTCAACTTGAATGCCATTAAACATAGCTTTGCTTAACCAAAACTCTACAGAAGCTCTGCCTGCTTCAGCAAAATGCAAATTACCTTTATAGCTAAAATCAATTCCAAACATTTTAATTTTTCCAACCTTGTTCCATAAAGCAAATGCTACTGCATAAGCAACAGTATTGTTTAGATAATGAGATCCGCATCCAGCTAATACTTCATCAATAGGATATTCAACCAGGCCAGGACAACGATCATCTAATTCACATGTGTAAACTGGACCTTGATGCTCAGTAAGAAGCTTAGCCATACTATCAGTTTGACCACCTGCATCATCTCCATCTAAGAACCTAGATGCTGGATCCATCATAAAAACTCTGTCATGATAAATAACAGAGGCCACCGCGTTGATAGCCCAAACTTCATCAAAGTGTGATCCATGTGATTTTGCTAAGTTATAGTCAAACCAGCTTTTGCCCATTCCGACAATAGCTACAGTTTTACCTTCAAGCTTCTTGATTGGTTTCATATCTTCTCCTTTTTTATAAAACTAAGTTATTTGCGTTCTTAACGAATCGTATCTGTATTCGTCTCTTCTTCCTCTTGCTTCGGCTAAATTCTTTAATCTTGCAACTTCTTTGTTGAACCTGTCCTCATATAGAGCCATCATGTCGGGGTCGCCTTTCATAAAAGTGTAAGCCTCAACCAAGCATCCATATAGTAAAGCATTTCTTGCGTTTTGAGAAATCCAAGTACCAGATGTTTGAGTTGTTAAACTTGCTGGCTCATATAAATAATGCAATTCAACATTATAATCTTGGTCTGGAACAGGAGAAACTATAAGGGTAGATCCATTGTCAGAGCCTGTAGAAAGTTCCTTATCAAAATCTGCATAATATAAAGGTCTACCTCTTTCTGATGTAGCAGTAGGATCTGTTGCATATTCACGCATAAAACTTGTATGTTTTTTATCTAAATAATGATAGTCGCCATTACCATCTATTACAGCTAAAGAAAAAGAAACTTGAAAGTCGCTAGGAGCTGTAAGATATGTGTTTCCAGTTGTTAAATTACCAGTTACATTTTTTCTAAAATAATCTAGCTGTATTAAATGAAACAATCTTTCTTCAGCATTTAAAATAAAATCATCTAAAGTATTTACAAAAGTTGTTTCTTCGTTTTCAACAAAATTTTGTATAAGTGTTTTTAGTTCTGCTAAAGTCATGATGTTATAATTGTAACCTCTCCAACACCACCTGTCATTTCATCAACTGTAAAGTTTGTTCCTATAATATCTGAGTTCATATAATGAGGTTTATAAATATCTGTATAAACCACTACAACGTAGCCTTCACCTACTTCTTTATCGGTATCAGGTCTAGGTTGATAAATTGCTTCAGGATCAGCTTTAGCTGTATGAGGTTCTAGTTGAGGATGTTTTGGTTCGTAGCATTCAGAACAAACTTTAAAACCAGTCCATTCTTTTTTTAAATCTAGCAAAGGATATTCAAACGCACATCTATCGCATAAACCTACTGCAAATTTACCTGAAGCGTAAGACATATTACCTCAAACTATTAAAGGGTCTAATTCTAAATGATGCTTTATCTTCATCAGTAGACATAGCCCTATCAAATTCTTCTTCGTATATTTGTTTTAATAATTGAGCTTTTTCTGGAGCTCTTTTTATTGCAATATAATATGCAAGCCCTGCTGCAAAACAAGGATAAAATCTAAATGGCATATCCATAGTATTTGTTGCAGCATCAGCATCATCCATTCTAATCATTTTATTAAAAACTAAAATATCTGTTGAATTTTCTGGCGTAGGCCAAACTTTTAAAACAGGGGAATTTAATTTATCTAAAAACCATTGAGAGGGCATGCTTTGAGTTGTTTTATTAGGAATATTTAAATAAGAGCTTCTGCTTAATCTTTCAATAGAAATATCTGTTTGAACGCCGTTTGTTGTACGCCTTAAAACAACATCTAAAATATCAATAACATTAGAATTTAAAGTGTACTCAGCTGTTCCTTGAGTAACAGTTTGGGTATCTTGCTCTATTGTCCATTGATTAAGACCTCGGTTAGCCCACTCTGCCAACATAAGATTAATAGACCGTCTTGCAGTTTTTAAATCATAACCAGTTCTAAGTTCTAAGCCGCATCTTTCAAATGCTTCTTCTACGAACTCAGCTACGTTTGGTTCAAAATCTGTACTGCCTGACAAAGCCATTACTAATCCTCGTTATATAGATTATCGAAAACTCGATTAACGTCTAGAGTATAGTCTAAATCAGATTTTGAATAATGTATATGTTGAGACGGCCTAAAGTCGGTTGCTCCTTCTCCAACTTGGAACCAAGCAGGATGCGTAACCCTAACTCTATTATTTGGTAACGCAACAATATTTCCAGTCCATTCTCCTGCGTCTAATAACTCTAAAACATGACTGCTTTTGTGTTGAGCAGGATCATCAGCTATTTCGCTTTCTGCATAATCTACTGTGAAATAATATTTTGCAGGAAACATCTTACCATCTATTTTTGCAAGCCAAGGGCAAGGAGTTGCTCTATCAATAACGTAAACAGAATTATGGTGAGAAGAACAATCCCAAGGCTGAGCGTCATGAACTTGCATTGGCTCTGGCCATTCTTCAAAGGGAGTATCGCCAACTAAAGCTGTAATTGGCATACGAGCCCACATAGCACCACCATGAATTGTGTCTTCAGGTTCGCCGTCGGCCTCTACGCCAGTAAAAATAATATGAAAGCTTAAACAGCGATTTGGCATCGTAGTCACACCAACTGCCATAGCGTGCAAAAATTCACCATGATATTTATCATGGTTATGAGTGTACTCTTTCCTTACCCAGCACTTAAAGTGGGGTATATTGCTGTAAAGATAAGACACTATTTACTTGCCTTTCCGCCCTTTTTGTATCCCTTTACATTTCCGCCACTTCCGTAGCTTTTTAATTTTCCACCGCTTCTATAACCTTTAGTAGTCATACCGCTACTAGCTATACCGCCATTAGACATTTTTTTTACGCCGCCTTTTTTGCCACCTTTAGAGTAGCCTTTAGTTTTTTTAAACATAATTACTCCTAATAAAACTTAGTTTTTTTTCTTCTGCTGTTCATTACTTTACCACATCCTTTGGCAATTCTTGCTTCTACAACATCACCTTTTGCTTTTTTTGTCCTACCGTCTTTCCAGCTAATTCTTTTTGAACTAGTTTTCTTTTTAGCCGCTGCGGTACATTGAGCTTTTGTTGGTCTACAGGCAGGATAACTTCTACGTTTTTCACCTTTTTTTCTACCACAAGGCTTACCTGTCTTACAGTCAATCCAGCCTTTGCCATCATTTCTGCTAAACCATTTTTTTAAACTA